CTCATTTCGGTATCAAACGAGGCGCTAAATTTCTATAACATGACAATGATTATTGGTCACGTTAAAGAAATTGGCATGAACATGACTACTCCTTGCGAGGAGCCTCGAAAGGCAACTGAAGTTCAATATTTGTCAGCAAATACAATTGAGCTTGGAGGAGTTTATGTCCCCGTTTGGGACCGTAATAAATTGATGGTTTCATTAATTTATTCGGAGAAACACTTGGATGATGTTGTTTTAACATTGCAAAGAGTGGCAGGGATTTTGTTAGTCGGCTGGACCGACCCCTTTGTCCGTAGGCTTTGTCGGGAAATCATTGAATTTCTAGATGAGCACGCCGCGGACGCGCTAGAAAATGACCCAGCTTGGAAGGCTGTGAAGTGTTCTGTTAAATGCGATCGTTTTTATTACGAACTTTTTACAGGTCGTAATAGACCCGTAGTGTCGATCCCTACTCAGGGGCGACTGGAAGCGTTAGAAAGATTAGAAAGCCAATATAAAAGTTACAGAGTAATTTTAATGAATGAATCGAGCAACAGAAAGACAATCACGGCGAGGTACCCAAATCTCACCAAGTTCGCGCAAAGAAACCAAGGAGGAGCTAAAGAAAGAGAAGCATTCCGCAAGATCACTACAGGTGTTGGAGCGGGAAGCAACTCGTTTAAATCGCCTGGCAAACCAAGGCCGACAGGACGACCCAGCGGAAAAGGATCTATGGGGCGAAATCAAAATGATCGCCAACGATCTAATGCAGGGTTCCAAAGCGGTCCTAGACGAGCTGGGTCTGAAGCCCAAAGACTTAGTAAGTCTTCTAGGTTTTCTTTAGGGGAAAAAGTCGACGGAGTTTTAATTCCACGAATGAACAACGTTAATCGAGTCAAGTATACCATTGATAATGAACCCCATGAATCGTCTTTGAGACATTCAAGTTTGAAGTCCTACTTATCAGCGACCGCCCCCCTGACCGAGGCGGTACAATGGTATGGAGCTTCATCCCATGAGTTTGAATACAATGACAAAGGTATGCGAGCCTTGAGAGTTGGAGGAAGAGAGTTATTAGGTGATGTACAAATTGTACCCAACAATGAAACTAGCGGATCTCTCAACATTGGCGAAAGGCTACCCGGAGGTGTTTATCCTTTATCTCCCCATGCATTGGGGAGTAGACTAGGTTTATATGCTGATCTTTATGAAGAACATGAATTTAAATCATTACGTATCAGGTATGAACCCTCAGTCCCCACAATAACTCCAGGAGCAATAGCAATGTATTTTAGGAATGATGTGGGCTCCACAACATTTAATAAGGGAAGATCTGAGTTAGCTCAAGCATCAACCCATCCTTCATTCGTGCAAACACCTGTTTATGAGGCTGTAACAATGGAAATCAAACCAGAGGATATCAATATAGCTTATATGGATGAATCTGTGGGAGATTTGAGATTAGAGGCCCAAGGTATGCTAATACTAGAGGCTGCTTCAGCTTTAACTGCTTCCAGCACACTTAACACGCTTGGAGAGTTATATATAGAGTATGATTGCATATTCAAAGGAGCAGAGCTAGAGTATCAAGTTGTGGAAACACAAATAGTACGAGCGGACTTTATCAGAAACGGGACTACAGCTGTTATCACAGCAGGAAACCCTTTTGAAGCAGAAGTGACTGTGAACGGTACATTACTGGGAACCAATCCGGGAATCCATATATCAGGAACCGGTCTTCAACCAGAAGACATGGCAGAATATATTTTCTCATTTGTAACCACTAATTACACCACCACAGGCAGCGTACTAGATACTATCACACTTACAACCCGAGCCGAAACAAATGAAATCACTCCGTTTGGAGTTGATGAAGGCGGCCGTTGTATGTGGGGAAGAGTCAGTAAGAGACCAGCAGTAGCGTATATGTCCATGAGTTTCTTTGATAACCTAGCTGCTGCTTCTGAGCCCAATTTGGATGAAACAGCAGGCCCAAATGGCCAGCTCATCAACAAATACTCGTATGCAGCAAATGCCATAGCAGGAAAGAAAGCCGTTCAGGGGCGGATGTGGAAAATAATCCCAACCACAGCCACCTAGACAGCCTGGACGGCGGCGGAGTTGGTAGTCTCCCTATGTGAAAACTACCCCTATTTTTAGCAACTTTTTTCAGGGTGAAAAGAATGAAGTGACTTTCTAGGTTCAAGAAGAACCTACTCTTATAATCTTTGTGCGAAGTAACGGTTGTCTTTTAAGACAACAGACACGCAGTCAATGTGTCAACGTAGACAAGCAAAAAGGAAAGATTTGACTTAGCAGTTTCAATAGGAAACAGTGACTTTCAAGTTTCAACAGGAAATTTGTGACTTAGCAAGATTCAATAGGAATCTTGGGTGTCCTACCTTATAGGTGACCTTACACTTTCCAAAGTGAAAGTAGTCCACTTTTGTGGTGACTTTTTAGGAGTTTTCAAAGAAAAATTCCTTGACCTTAGTATTTCCAACAGCGAAATACAGTCAGCCCCTACGAGGTGGCTAGGTAATTAAGTGCCTGGCAGCGGGGCACTTAATTACCTAAATCCCTGAAGACGAC